TTAAGATTTGGTCTTGGTTTATTTTTCGCTCTTTTATTTTTATTAATTGTTTCCATCGTCCAATTTTTTATTGTTGGATCTTCATTTCTAAAAAAAATAATAGTTATTGGTTCATTAATGGTATTTTCATTATATATTATGTATGATACTAATAGTATATTACAACGCAATTATAATGGAGACTTTATAACAGCATCTTTAGATTATTATTTAGACATAATCAATATTTTTAGCGGATTATTAACGGGACTTGAGTTTAATGATTAAATAAACTCAAATTTTATTTATAACTATATTAACCTGCTTTGCTAACTCTTCAACCAATGGGTCATTTTTATAATCATTTATATATTTTATTTTTGAAATACCACTTGAAACCATTAGTTTCATACAATTATAACATGGATAATGACTAATATATGCTATACATTCATTACAACTAACTCCTCGTTTTGCACAATCTGTAATTGTATTTTGTTCAGCATGAATAGTAGCAATATTATGATTATCTTTTATAATCATTTTGTGTTGACATCCAGCAATATAGCCATTATAACCTTGTGCTATAATGCGATTATCTTTTACAAATAAACAACCAACTTGAAGGTGCTCACAAGAAGAACGGGTTACAGTTAAATTAACAATACTTTTAAAATATTCATCCCAAGATGGTCTAATATTCATAATAATTATATAATATTAATAATATTTATATAATTATGGTATAATATTATGGTATAATATTATGGTATAATATTATGGTATAATATTATGGTATAGGAATAAATTTCCATCCTAAATCCTCACATATTTTCTTCCATATTTGGTCTTGTTCTATGCGTTTTTCACGATCTTTTAACATAGGAAAATACGGTAAAAAACTGCGTTCATTTAACAATTCACATAATTTATATAATGTATAATAATAGTTTAAAAAATTTACTCTATCTTTAGGACAATATTTAGAATAAGGTTTTTGTAATTCCATGAATAAATTACATAATGTTTCTTCAAGTTCTGCACTCATTATTGGGGGTCTTATTCCCAATTTATCTTTTATAAATGGTATATGTTCATAATATTTATTGTAACCTAAATTTTTCAATATTTCTTTGGTTTTCTTATTTGTTAAGTCATTAAGACTTATACGTTCTTTTTTGATTTGATTTTTAATATTTTCAAATACTTCATCGGGTATATTTGTACTTTCTTTTGCTTGAAATTGTGCTAATATTTCTTTTAAATGATTTATTCTTTTATAGGCATAAAAACATACTTCTTTTGGTGGTTCTTTATAAGATGGTTTATCTATTTCAATTAAATATTTAATACTATTTGAACAATTGCTACATATTGACATTCCTTCGCTCTCAACATAAACCATCTCTCCTCTTTTACATACATTACAAATATCTGATGGATAAATAAATTTATCATAATTTAAATATTTAGAATCAATATTGTTAAAATATTTATCAATAAAATTATTATTATTTATTTTAGTAAAATTTTCATCTTTCATTTTGGCATTATTTGCTTCAATATTTATGTCATTATTTGATTCATCAGAAATATTTAATGAGAAGAATTGTTTTACTATATTATTTTTGTCTGAATTCTCAAATGTATCATTAGTGGATATATTCTTTTTATTTTCAAAATAATCAAATATATATTTAGAATTGTTTAAATAATAATTTTTCTCTTTATTTTTGAGAGATTTTATTATATTTTTATACTTATTAATATTGTCTAATAATTCCAATTTTTTTTTTGATTTATTTAGCATTAATTCAAGTTTTTCAATTTGTTTTAAATATTTAGGAATAACTACTTCTTCATTATGTTTAAAAGATTTTATTATTTCATTATGCTTGTTATCCAACGTTGTTTTAATAGTATTAAATTTTTTCATTTGCTATAGATTATATTTTTAATGTAGTAAAATTTATATAATAATATTATTAATTGTTTAATTATTTAATAATTTAATTGTTTAATTAATTAATTAAATTAATTAAATTAAATTACAAAAAATTTTTTTCTTTAGGAATATTATAAAAAAATGGCTGGTGGATTAATGCAATTAGTCGCCTATGGCGCTCAAGATGTATATTTAACAGGTAATCCTCAAATTACCTTCTGGAAAGTAACTTATCGTCGTCATACCAACTTTGCGATGGAATCAATTGAACAAACTTTCAATGGTCAAGCTGATTTCGGTCGCAGAGTTACATGCACTATTTCGCGCAATGGTGATTTAGCTTACCGCACTTACTTACAGATTACTCTTCCTGAAATCAATCAGTCGCTAGCTCCTAGCAGTGAAGATGTATATGCCAGATGGTTAGATTTCCCAGGTGAACAGTTAATTTCACAAGTTGAAGTCGAAATTGGTGGTCAGCGAATTGATCGTCAATATGGTGACTGGATGCATATTTGGTGCCAATTGACTCTATCAAAAGAACAAGAACGTGGTTACTATAAAATGATTGGTAATACTACCCAGTTAACATACATTTGCGACCCAACTTTCGCGGATGTTGATGGTCCTTGCTCTGCCGACGGTATTCGCCAAGTTTGCGCTCCTCGCTCTGCTTTACCCGAAACAACTCTATATGTACCATTACAGTTCTGGTATTGCCGCAATCCAGGTTTAGCTCTACCTTTAATTGCTTTACAATACCACGAAGTAAAAATCAATTTAGACATTCGCAATATTGAAGAATGCTTATGGGCGGTAACTAAAATTGACGGTAATGGTGCTAAAGTTAATGAAGCATACAAACAATCGCTAGCTGCCGCGTCTTTATTTGTTGACTACATTTTCTTAGATACTGACGAACGTAGACGCATGGCTCAAAATCCTCACGAATACTTGATTGAACAATTACAGTTCACTGGTGATGAATCGGTTGGTTCGTCGTCAAACAAAATTAAATTAAATTTGAATCATCCTTGCAAAGAACTAATCTGGGTTGTTCAACCAGATGCGAATGTTGATTATTGTTCTTCAATAGCAGCAAATACTGATCTAAATAGATTATTAGGTGCTCAGCCTTTCAACTACACAGATGCGTATGATGCTTTACCAAATGCTATTCATGCTTTTGGTGGCAAAAACTCTACATCTACATCTGGAGGTAGTGGTTTTATTAATACCAGTGGTATGTTCCAAGATCCATTTGCCAATGATGTTGTAACAAGTGCTGTTAATGGAAATAATTGGGCTACAGGTTCTGCTAATCCGGAATCGGGTGTTTCGGATGCCGGTACTTTCGTTCTAGCCGAGACCGCCTTAGACATGCATTGCTGGGGTGAAAATCCAGTCGTTGTTGCCAAATTACAGTTAAATGGTCAGGACAGATTTTCGGAACGTGAAGGCACATATTTCGACTTAGTTCAACCTTTCCAGCACCACACTCGTGCGCCAGACACCGGCATTAATGTTTACTCGTTCGCTCTAAGACCAGAAGAACATCAGCCATCCGGCACATGCAACTTCTCGCGAATTGATAACGCCACTTTACAGTTAGTTTTATCCAATGCTACCGTATCTGGTGTAAGCACTGCTAAAGTTCGCGTTTATGCCGTTAACTACAATGTTCTCCGCATTATGTCGGGTATGGGTGGTCTAGCTTACTCGAATTAAATAATTTTGTTTATTTATTTTCAATTAAAGTTTTATTTTAGTAAAACAAAACTTTAATGCCTTTAACTATAATATTTAAAATATTATATTGTAAAATATATAAGCATAACTATGAAAACAGCGTTAGTTATTAATAGTTTTTATATTACATATATTTTTTTAATTACAACTTCGGTAATTACATTTATTGAAGCATTACGAAGTCCAATCCCGCAAGTTCGTCATATTTTAAATTTAGAAACATGTATTTCCGTTATTGCTAGTTATTTTTATGGATTATTTATAGAACAAATAAATAAAGCAAAAAAAGATGAATCTATAAAGGATGAGAATCTTGATTCTGTTGACGATTTGCCTTTAGCAAAAATTAACAATATGCGTTATTCTGATTGGGTAATTACTACTCCTTTTATGTTATTAGCACTTTCTATGTTATTAGGATATGAAAATAAAGTACAAGTAAAATTTAAACCATATTTATTGGTTCTATTTTTTAATCTTTTAATGTTGGGTTTTGGATATAGTGGTGAAATAGGTTTATTACATAGAACTTTAGCAAATTTTATAGGTTTTATATTCTTTTTCTTAACATTTGGTACAATTTGGAAACTTTTTATGACCGGTTTGAAAGTAACATACCAATCAAAATTCATATTTTGGTTATATGTAGGTTTATGGTCTTTATATGGTGTATTTTATCAAACAAGTGAAGCAACTAAATTAATAGGTTATAATATGTTAGATTTGACTGCCAAAGCGCTTGTTGGAATTTTCTTTTGGTTATATTTAACTAAATCTGTAATATTTTAATGTAATATTTTTATATAAATGAGCGACATTTCAAATATTATGATAAAAAAAGAAGATTGTAAGAGAGAAAGAAAGCATAATGCTGTAAAATTACCAGAAAATATAGAACAATCTGATATACCTATATATGTTAATTATTATAAAGAATGTTATGACCAAAAAAATAAATGCTATAGAGAATATTTTAAAATAGAAAAACATCCTCATAATATAGATAATAAATTATATGTATCATCAAAGTCAAACAAAATAAATATATTAGATAAATTAGAAGAAATAAAAAAAATGTTATTAATTATTGAAGAAGAATATGAACTACATAAGAAAAATAATGAAAATGAACAAGTTGTAAAAGATGATGAACAAGTTGTAAAAGGCACCGAACAAGTTGTAAAAGATGATGAACAAGTTGTAAAAGGCACCGAACAAGTTGTAAAAGGCACTGAACAAGTCGTAAAATATGATGAACAAGTTGTAAAAGGCACTAAACAGATTATTAATATTTCACAAAACAAAAAAATTTCAATTGTTTTACCAAAATATATTAGTATTAGAAAACACGAAACACATGCTAGTAAATATTATTTAATATATGATAAAAAGTCAGGTACTAAAAGAAATACATTAAAAGCATTATGTTCAAATTCAACATTATTAAACACAAATTTAGAATTATTTATACAAAAAATAGAAGAAAAATTTGCTACATAATACATAATAAAAATTATATAAATATATAATCACTATTCATTTTGTAATGTTTTTAAAATTAAAAACAAAAAATTATAAATTCAAAATACTACTCTTAAATGATGATATAATGTATTTAGTCAATAAATTAACAAATATAAAATGTCATGTTTGTAATAAAAAATATAAACTACAACACGATTTTTATAAGAAACAAAGCAAATTTTATTATTGCTCTAAAAATTGTTACCATTTTATTTAATTAAAATGGATTTTTAGCTTCTATTAACCATTGGCAACAGGTAGTATCTAAAATTCTTGTATTATTAAAATGTTTTTTTAATAATTCAACAATATTTACACTTTTTGGGCCTGGTGGATCATACTTATATATTTGATCAGCAATACCTATATACACTAAACCATCTGGATTTAAGAGTTCTTTAATTTTATTCATTACATTAGTATATTGTAAATAAGGCATATTCCATAAAAAGCATGTAATTACATCAAATTTATTAGAATTGTCCATTGTTAATAAATCTTGCTTTAAAAGTGTAATTTTTTTATTAACCCACATCTCATCAAAGCGTGAAGAATCTATATCAATACCTAATACACTTGATGCGCCAACTCTTACTAAGTTTACACAATTTGCTCCATTTCTTGTTCCAATGTCTAAGCAACTTTTATTAATAAAATTACAACTATTTTTCAATAATTGAGTATAAACCTCACGAGCATAATAATCATTAATCATTTTTAATAAAAAAAATATTTTAAAATTTATAATATCAATTTTTTTAGTATTTTGAGTTATGAGTTATGCTTTATGATTTATGCTTCAAAACAAACTATTATAATAAATTTCACTTATTACTTCAATTAATTCGCTTGCTAATTTGTCTTCATCAATATCAAAGAAGCATTGTATTTTATCAAGGATTATTGAGGATTCATCGTGTGGCCATAGTTCCCTATCTCCCGGTTCACGCAATAGTGTATTATATACATAAGTTATTACAGGAATGTCTTCACAAGTTATGTTAACTTTCTTTATATATTCAATATAATCTTGAACAAATGGTAAATCTATAGTAAATGTTATATCAGTAAATGTTTCAGTATCTTTAGCCAGTCTATATTTCAAATATTCAATTATTAAAATTTCATTAGCATAAGCATTATAAATAGTTGTTTTACATATGTTTTTAAATTTATTTTCTATAAATGCTCCAGTCAATAATTCAATATTAAGATGCGGTTCATAATTTGTTTTTTCAATTAACATTTGTTGCTTTAACATTTTATAGTAAATATTGATTAGTAATAAAAATAAATATGTAATCAATTTTTTTTAGCATAATAATTTTTTTAATTAAAAATAAAAATATTACACCTTTTCTCATTTAAAACGCCCATCATTTTGAGTGAAATAATATATTATATTATATTATATTATATTATATTATATTATAATATAATATAATATATTATATTATATATGAAAATAGTAATTAATTCACATGCTAAATCAAATATTGCTTTACAACATTTATTAGAAAGTTTAAAAGAGAATGATATTGATTATTGTGATGTTATTGTTGTTATTGGTGGTCATTATAATTTAAATAATTATGAAATTACTAAAGATGAAAATATTACATATATTCGTGCTAATCATAATAGTATAGATTTTACAGGATTAATAACTTTGTTGGAATTATATAATAATACAAATGAATATTATGTATATTTACACGATACTTGTAGAATTGGTAAAGATTTTTATAACAAAATAAAATCAATAGATTTGACTAATGTTTCATCTATAAAAATAAATAAACATTTTTCAATGAATATTGGTATATATTCACAAGCAATAATTAATCAATTTAAAGATTTTTTATTAAGCACAAAAAATACTAACGAAGATAAATGTATGAAATATAAACATGACTGTGTCCGATATGAGGATTATATATTTAAAAATGATATAAATAATATCATATTAGATAATTATGATGGTTGGAATTATACTGGACCAACTGATTATTATAATACTGGAACTATGAGAATAGTTGAATATTACCCAAATTTTGATTTATATAAAATTAAAGGAAATTGGGGTCAAGGACATTGGACTTTAAATAATTAAATGGGCGTTTTAAATGAGAAAAGGTGTAAAACAAACAAAAAAAAATTGATTTAAAATTATTTTAACATTAACAGTAATATTATAATTATATTATGGCACTATTTACTCAAGAAGTTGTTGCTATTATTGATCGTTCCGGTTCTATGTGTGGTAAAGAGCAAGATACTATTGGTGGAGTAAACTCTTCACTTGAAATTATTAAGCAAGATTTGAAGCCGCATGAGCAAGTAAATGTATCTATTAAATTATTTGATCATGAAGAAAAAATGTTAATTAGGTCATTAAATATTACACAAGTTAGACCAATTGAACTAAGACAATTTGTTCCACGAGGGCAAACAGCATTATATGATGCTATTGGTTCCAGTCTTAAATATTTTATGGAGAAAAAACTTCATAATCCAACATGCTATGACAAATGTTTAATTTATGTTGCTACAGATGGTTGTGAAAATTGTAGCAAAAAATTTAATGCGAAGTCTCTTAAAAAACTTATTACAAGTGCACAAACATCATATAATATTGAACTCATTTATTTAGGTGCTAATCAAGATGCTATTTTTGAAGCATCCAAAATTGGTATTTTACCAACTCACGCTATTAATTATAGTGAAACACAAGAAGAGTGTAGCGCAGCATATAGGTCTGTTGGAAATGTTGTAAATAGGCAAAAAAGTAGTATGCCAACTGCTTTTACACAAGTAGAACGTACAGAATCTTACGTTACCACACCGCCACCAACTCCTCGTAATTCTGACAGTGAACCACCGCGTTTAAGACGTCAAACAAGTGTTAGACCTTATGATATCTAATTTTAAAATAAATACTAATTTGTGTTGATTTATATCAAAAAATAAAATAATATTTTTTTTATATAATATTTCATAAAAATATTTTATAAAAAGTAAAAAATGTTTTACATTGGGTGGGGTTCGAACCCACGAGGCCGAAGCCATGCGAACTTGAGTCGCACCCCTTAGACCACTCGGGCACCAATGCTTAAAAAATGAATAGATTGTTTAACCTATTAGTTTGATATATTAAATAATCTTTATATTAGTTTTTTAAATAATATTATATATACTCAAAATTATTTCTTATAGTTTTATTAATATGATAAATCAAGGGGACATAAAATATTGAACTTATATTTATTATATATAACTTTACTTGTTGTCTTTTTTTCATATATACATAAACATGTGTAATATCAAATGTTCCAAATGTTGCCCAATAACACCATAATAAGTTAGTTAAACATCCTAACAATGAATGATAAAATGTAACATTTTTAGGTATATAAATGTTTACATATAAAAATGGTAAATTATGTAAAATCATATTTCCAATGTGAAAAATAGGCAATGAAATTCTTCTTCTAATAGCCATTCTCTTAAAACTAGTGTTATCCATAAAATATGCTCCATTAAATGTAAAAAAAATTAAATGATTCCAACAATAACATATACTATATAAGTTATCATAATTTATATAATTAATATAAGGTTTATAATAACATAAAGCAAATAATGCCAAGTTAATATTTGTAAAAGGAATAATGTTCTCTCTAATAATAAACTCCATTATTAGTGTAATAATTTAAAATTATTAATTATTAATTAAAAGTAATAAATATTTAAATACTATTATTTGATAATTATTCGCTATACATTTTTTTAAATTCTATTTGTATATTAAAAATGAAAATTGGGAAAATTTACATATTCTAGATTTTTTATATCATTAAAATAGTATAAATAATTAGCAAATATTAAATGTTCAGGGGGTAAAGCAAGCACTACATTATAACTACTACATAAAGTATCTAATGTTTTATTATTAATAAGATTATCTAAATTATCGTATATGTTGAACATTTTAAAAAAATTATCAACATTTAATAAGAATATACCGTCTGCAAATAGTTTACTGGGTTTATGTATGTCAGATACATAAATTAACTGTTTATTTATATTATTTAAATCAATATTAACAGTGATTTTGTTTAAAAAATCAAAACGAATCATAATTACAAAATCATATTCAATCTTTTCTGTTTGTATAATATTATATAGTAAATTTCTAACTTGCTGCCTTGAATATAATTGGGACATGGTGTTTGAAATTCTAAATTCTTCATTATGATAGTTAGGTGTATTTGAATATGCTATAGTGCTTCTAATTTGCTCTTTTGTTTGGATGTCAAAATAACTTGATTTAGACTCTTCAAATATGTGTGCTTTTGGATTATATAATAAATTAAGATTTGTAATTATATCTTTATCACCTTTTAATTCTTCCATATTAACATGTCTATTTTCTGAATGTCTATAATATGAATCATTACTATTTAAAATCCAAGTATGATAATAAAAATCAACATCGTGATTTTCCACAAATTTTTTTATATTTTTACAACCTTCAGAATAATTTCTAGGTTGTCCATATAAACAAACTGCTATTTTAACCATATAAATAAGTTAATATTATTTATATTATCTTATTTATATTACTTATATTATTTATATTATTTATATTATATAAGATGCCAACTAGAAAAGGACCATCAGAAAGTGCTAATAACTTTACATTAGGAACAAAGAAACGAGGTAATGATGGTAATATGTGGGTCATAATACAAACAAAAAATAGTAAGCGATGGTCTAAAGTGAATAAAACAAAAAAGACAAACAATCAAGGAACTAATCAAAAAAATAATCAAAAAAAAACAAAAAAATATAGTATTCATAAAAGCAAAAAAAATGACATTTCAGTAGATAAATTAAAACAACTACTAAAAAAATATAATGTAACAACAAGTGGTTCAAAAGAAAAGATGGCGCAAGGTTTAGTTAGAGTAAGCAATTTTTTAATCGAAAGCAAGGATTTAGAATTAATTTATAATTTATTAGATAAAGCCCAACAAAAAAAAGCAACAAAACTCATACAAGATAGAATTAATAAACCAATTACTAATTATAAAGGAATGTATGAAATAAATAAAAAACCAATAAGTTCTATGACGCGAGATGAGTTAATAAAGAATTTACAGAAATTTAGAAATAGTTGGGAAAAAATTACTACGCGAGATACAGATTTATCAGATGAACGTTTAAATGATGAACCAACTCACCAATTACGAAACTTAATTAAATTTTATTATAGCGACAGCGCAAAACTGTCAGCCGAAGATTGGTTACGTAAATAAGTGTAATATTTTAGTTTTTAACAAATTAAAATTGATTAGTTTATAAATTTCATTTTAAACAAATATATATAAAAACATTATATAAATTTTAATGGCGCCACTTATTATATCATTTGATGGAAATATTGGTTCTGGAAAATCAAGCATTGTACGTTATTTTGAGAAAAATTTCGCAAAATATTGTGCTTCAAAAGGCAATACTTGTAAAATCTGCTTTTTACAAGAACCAGTTTCAATTTGGGAATCAATTGGAGATGCTAACGGAAAAAGTATTATTACGCACTTTTATGAAAATAATGAGCGCTACAGTTTTGCGTTTCAAGTAATGGCATATACTAGTCGTTTGTCTTTATTGAAGGAAGCAATAAAAGAAGATTATGATGTTATTATTAGTGAGCGCTCCGTTTATACAGACAAATTTGTATTTGCAAAAAGTCTATATGAGGCTAAAAAAATGAGCCTTATTGAATATATAATTTATTTGAACATGTTTAAAGAGTTTCAAACTATTTTTCAAGATTTGAAAATAGTTTATATTAGAACTAAACCAGAGATTTGCGATTTGCGTGTGCAACAGCGGGGTCGCCTGGGAGAAACTATTCCGCTTCAATATTTACAAGATTGTCATCATTATCATGATATATGGTTAAATAACCCAACAGCAATTGAACAAGGGTTAATATTAGTCATTGATGGAAATGAAGAAACAAATACAAGCCAATTTATTGACAATAATTTTTACGATGAAGTAACACGAAAAGTGTATGATTTTGTATTTACTTTATAATTATATTTAGGATTTAGTATTTTGAATTTAAGATTTATTATTTAAGACTTAATATTTAGTATTTTGAATTTTTTTTATAATATTTTAGTATATTATATAATAAATGCCATCACCATTAAGTTTATCAAATTTTACTAACAGATTATCTAGAAGTCTATCTACATTACAAATCTTACCGCGACGCTCTATAAGTAATAAAAGTCTAAAAAATAGAAAAGCTACTAAAATTCAGAGAACTTATAGAGCACATGCTACGCGACGAAAATTAGAAGCAAAAAAACTCGAAACACAGGCCGAGCATCTTTTTTGTAAAAGTAGAGCTGCTAGAGCAAAGGCCGCAAAAAGACTCGACGACATGGCTCGCGATGTTGATGAAGATAATATTGATACTATGGTCTATCATTTATGGCGCGATCTAAGCGACAAGGAACACGCAAAGTGGATAGCCAAGGCAAAAAAAAAATCTATGCGACAAAACAAAAGCGCAACAATTAACCCTGTGCCTGAATAGTTAGTGGATAAATATTTTTATTTAGCATAAAATAAATAAAATTATAATATTTTACTATATTATAAATGCCATCACCACAATCATTAAGTAATAAAAGTTTAAAAAATAGAAATGCTATTAAAATTCAGTCAATTTTTAGAGGACGCAAAACGCGACGAAAATTACAAGTCTTACAAAAAGCAAAAATAAAAGATGAAGCTGAACGTCTCTTTGGCAAAGTTAATAAATCAAAGGCAAAACAAGCTATTATAGACATGGGGCGCGATGTAGATAAAGAAAGAATTGAATATATGATTGGTGAATTGTTTATTGAATTAAAATATGAAGATCCCGAAAAATACGCATGGTGGATAGAAAAAGCAAAACAAAACTTATTAAAACCAAATAAAACTAATGCTAATAAAAAAGAAAATGAAACATCAAAGCAAAAAGTAAATTATAAACGATGCCCTAATGGCACACGAAGAAATAAAATAACTGGACTATGTGAAAAAATCAACTAATAAATGTAATGTTTATGTATAAAATATTATGTATTATTATGTATATTAATAGTATAATACATAATAATAGTATAATACATAATAATAGTATAATACATAATAGTGTAAAAAAACACAAATATACTTTTATAATGCTACATCCTATGTTCTCAGATTCTACATACTTTAATGATTATATTGAGTATTTTAAAAATAATTGTGTAATTGCTAATAATATTAAATTTATTTTACCAGAGTCTCCAGTCATGGACATAGATTATCCAAATAATAAACAATATAATGTTAAATCATGGTATAATTATTATACTTGTTATAACAATTTGAGTAAATTGGATAAAATAAATAGTGATGATTATAATTTACAAACACAAAAAATTGTTGCTATTATAAACAATGAAGCCACTGTTTTAAAAAGTTATAAAAATATATTTATACTAGGTGTTTCGCAAGGAGGAACATTATTATTTAATATATTAAAGTTTTTGCCACAACCATTGGGAGGATTATTTTGTATTAAATCTCTCTATATGTATAAGTATATAAATTTAAAAACTAATAATGCGACTCCTATGTTTTTTTTTAGTGGAAATAAAGATGATGTATATAATTTAACATTTCAAATAAAATGCTCAAAATTATTAGAACCTAATTATAATATTGCTTGGAGTATTATTGATGGTTTAGATCATTATGAAAAAATTGAAGATGAATATACATTTGTATTAAAATATTTCTTACTAAATATATAATTTTATTATTTAATTATTTAATTATTTAATTAATAGGTATAATTGAATTGTTATCATAAGTATTAGTATTAGTATTAGTATTATTAGTATTAGTATTATTAGTATTAACATTAGTATTAGTATTAGTATTAGTATTAGTATTATTTGCGTTTTCTATTTCATTAATAAAATTGTATGTATTATTTGTAAAGTTTTTTAAATTTTTAGATAAATTTTTCAATTTATTAATTATTAAAATAATTCTAGCTGCTATTATTGAATCTTTAATATATGTTATTCTTAATTTTTCTAATCCAATTAAAGCACTATCTATTGCCTCTCTTAATGTTTCTCCTTCTTCGTTGTGTTGCCCAGAAATTATAAAATCAGTTGTTTTTTCTATATTATTAGTTAATTGTTCTACATAAAGTATACTTGTTTCTCTATTGTAATTATTATACCAACGTGTTATAGAACTTGTGTAACCAAAAGTATCAACACATAATTTAGTCGAACCAGGTAAGGTTAGTACTCCTAATTTATCATTGTCTAGTAACTGTTTAATAACTTCTAAATCTAATAATATATGATTAATATCCATTTATTATTATAAATTATAAAATTTAATATAATATAAATTTATAAATATTAAATTAATGAATTTATATTATAAACTTTTTTATGTTACTTTTTATAGTTATTAATACCAGTAACATAACTAGTATTACTAGTTCCTTTATATTTTAAAATATCTATAATTTTTGATGATGTAGGAAATTCTTCATCTCCATATATATCTTGTAATAATAACCATTCAAATAAACCACCTATATATACATACAAATTCGCAAAACCCAATTTATATAATTGATTATATTTAACAATTACTTTATTATCCGTACAATTTTCTCCATATATTACAATTTTAATATGTCTATTGTTTTTTAAACAATTATTTAATATTTCTTCTTCTTTTGAAGCATGAATAGAATTTTTTATTAAACAATCTTGTTTACTATAATCCATCGTGTTAATTAATAATACTTTTTCACTTCCATAATTTATACATTTTTGAATATATTCAAAGTTGATTTTGTTTATACTAGTGTTATTACCCATAATTAATATAAATCGTTTCTTTATAATATAATATATAACGAAATGTTATTATATATTTAATTAAATTCAACAGTAGTAATTATAAATTCTTTTTTTATCGATTTTGATGCGTTACTTGAAAGTTCTTCGCGTTTTTTTCGAGTTTTATTTGAAATATTAGAATTATTAGAATTATTTGAATTATTTGAAATATTAGAATTATTTGAGGAATAAGAATCATCACTTTCTAATGACGTTGTTGATGTGTTCGAGTTTAGTGAAGAATTTTTTACTTTTGCAGAAGTATTTCTTAAATTCATATCAGTTTCAATAATTTTATAATTTGCTTCAATATAATCTAATATTTTATTTTCAATACACCATTTAAAAAAATTCAATTGTCCTAATGTTGTTTGAATACATGTTTCATTTTTATATGGAACATTTATTCTCTCCCATCTACAAAATGGATCGAACTTTTTTTTGCTATATGCTTTTAATTTCAACTTGTAATCATTATAAACTTTAACTCTTTCATTTTTAATAGTATTTAATTCATATACAATATAATTTTTTTTCGAATAGTTTGTAACAAACCAATCAACAATTCTAAGTGATATTTTTGATGTGCCATTTATAATATTTATCATTTTATCAAAATTATTATCGGCATTGTAAAATTGTAATAATTTTTCTAATAATAACTCACTTTGTGTATCAATATTTGTAGTCATTTAATTATTATTTATTTAAATATTAGTAATTATTACTATTTAAATTAAAATTTTTACTAATATAATAAAATATAATCATGGAAACCAGTAAAACTAATATTGTATCAATAAAAAATATTAGTATTAGTAATAAAAATTATGATCAACTTATTGAACTATATAACTATTTTGGAGAAAATAAAGATTTAAATTATGAAAAATGTAACAACATTCTACAAAACATATTACAAAATAATAATCACAATATTTTTCTATATTTAGATAATTCTGATAATATTTTAGGTGCTATAACAGTGCTAACAGAACAAAAATTTATTCATAATGGTAAATGCGTTGCTCATATTGAAGATTTTGTTGTTAAAAAAGAGTATCGTTCACAAAATATTGGTAAATATCTTATGAACTATGCTATAAATTATGCTAAACAAAATAATTGTTATAAAATAATATTAGATACTAATAATAAATTAGTAAATTATTATAGTAACTATGGTTTCATTAATAAAGGAATATATATGGGATATTATTTTTAAAATACGTATAAAAACTATTATTTACTTGGGCAAATTTGTTACAACTTTTAATAATACATAAACCATAGAAGAAAACATTATACTATTAAATATAAAACCATATAAATTTGGATTGCCATCATCTTTAAATAAAAATGGAAACATATTTTTACTATGTTTTTTTACTGCTGGCAATTGAAATAAAAAATATAATAGTGCTATTATTATTGGTAATTGCATTTCGTAAAATAATGTATCATATAAATTTGCTGCGCTTATTTTTTTATTATTTTCTTGTATTATTTGTTGTGGTGTTTCGTAATTTTTAATATAATTTTCTTGAACTTGCGGAGGTGGTATGTAATTTGGTTGTACTTGAGTATCATTTGATACTTTTATAGGATCAATTGGTATATCACGAGAAGGCAAAGCAGTGGTCCCATTTGCTGCTGCTTTTTGAATTTGACTAATTAATTCATTATAGTTAGGTGCTTGTTGTTGTTGAATATTATTTCCCATAATTCCTGGATTATTTTGATTTTGATTTTGATTTTGTTGTGGATTTTGTGACATTGGATTTTGCATAGAATAACCACCACTCGGTATTAAATTATCCATTCCAGGCATTTGATTATTTGATTGCATTATTATTTCATTTTTGCTTAAAACAATATTTTGTGGTTGCTGTTGCATCATATATTCTTGATGAACATTATTATTTTGCATATTCGAACGAGGAAGTTCATTTATTGATGTTATTCCAGAAGAAGACATTAATTAATATAGTTTCCTAAATATTTAATATATTAAAAACGCAATATATAGTATTATTATGCGATAGTACTATATATTTATATAACTTAATTTTATAATTTAGTTACTCTATTTTACCTAGTTGCTCAAGTTAATCTAGTTCTTCCATTTGTCCTTCATCATCGTCGTCTTCATCGTCCTTTTTATCATCCTTTTTATCTTCATCTAGTTCTTTGATTTGCGTTTTTTCATCTTCATCTTCGTCTTCATCTAAAGAAAGACCTAATTTAATCATATTATTAATACGATTTACAAATGTTACTGGTTCCTCAATATTAAAACCGCTAGCAATAAGCGAAGATTCAAAAATTAGATTAATAAGATCTGCTAATGTTTTGCTAGTTTCATCCGTTGAATAGCGCTCTTTAAGTGTTTTAATAATAATATGATGTGGATTAATTTCCATTGTTTTCTTAGCAATCATATATGAACCCATTTTAGGGTCATGAAGAGCTTGTGCCTTCATAATTCTTTCCATATTTGCCGACCAACCAAACTCGCCTGTTACTAATACACAAGGAGAGTCAACAACACGCTCACTTAATACGACTTTATCAACTTTATCTCCTAAAATAGTTTTAATTTTAGTTGTTAGTGGTTTAAATTCCTCTACACATTGCTCCCAAATCTTTTTTTCTTCCTCAGTGTCATCAAATTTTAATCCTTCTTTTGTGACACAAATTAAAGGTTTGCCTTCAAATTCTTTTAATTGTTGAACACAATATTCATCAATTGGGTCAGTCATAAATAATACTTCGTAATTTCGCTTTTTACACCTTTCAATAAATGGAGAATTTTCTACGGATTTTTGTGATTCTCCAGTAATATAATAAATATGCTTTTGTGATTCAGGCATATTATTTACATAATCATCAAATGAAATCATTTTATTTTTTGATTTTGAACTATAATACATTAATAAATCAGCTAATTTTTCACGATTTGAAGCATCTTCGTGAATACCAAGTTTAATATTTTTACTAAATTGCTCATAAAATTTAATGTAATCTTCTTCGGTTTTTTTTATTTCAGAAAATAGTTCTAAACATTTTTTAACAATATTTTTACTAATTACTTTAAGAATTTTATTTTGCTGTAACATTTCACGCGAAATATTAAGGGGTAAATCTTCAGAATCTACTACACCTTTTACAAATCCTAACCAATCTGGAATTAAATCTTCACAATTATCTGTAATAAATACACGACGTACATATAATTTAATATTTCCTTCTTTTTTTGATTTTGATTCATATAAGTCAAAAGGAGCACGTTTTGGAATAAATAAAAGACCTGTAAAT